CCTACCATTCCATAGATTGGATTTGAACTTGTGGTGTTTTCTATTCTTATTCCTTCTAGTTCTACATAGTGAACTGGAGATGTTTTTTGTTCTCCGCCATCTGTATAAACAACTGAGGCAAATATTCTTGCAAGCCTAACCTGTGCAGAACTAAAGTCTGGACTAGTTATAAGTTCTGAAATTGGAATCTCTACAACCTTGTACCTGTCTCCAGTAAAGTCTGTTCCATCAATTTCAATTTCTGCTTTTGCATATCCTGATGTAGTAGATGTTTCATTTTTGTAAAACTCAATCAATATCTTTACATAATCTGGGTCTGTTCCACTTCCTACAGCATCCCTATCGATTAAGCTAAAGGCAAGAGAGATTAAATCTGATGGAGCATTCTTTGAAATATCAAAGTTTATGGCATTAAGGTGTATGTGTGTTGATTGTGTAAAGGTTACGGTTCCTGTTGTTGCAACAGAAGATATTGTTGCAGATGAAGCAAAGGTTATCGTTGTGTCAGTTCTTGCTGTAATTACATGCTCTCCATCAAGATCTACATCAGATATATCAACAAGTATGGTGTCTCCAATATTAAGCAAATGTGTTGATACTGTAAGAGTCGCTACGGAAGAGCCAGCTTCCTTATTGGTTACAGCGTATGTCGGAGTTTCTGCTGACCAATTTCCAGCACTTCCCTGGATTACAGAAGAGTCACCCCGAAGAAGTATCTTGGAGTCAAGGAATCTTGGTCCTTCTTTTCTTGTCTTTCTGTCTAAGTTAGAAAAAACTAAGTTATCGCTCGAAGCTCTAAGTACTTTAAGATCTGTTGTTATATCTCCTCCGCTACCAAGTGGTATGGGTGTTGCAATTTCAGAGATTGAAGTATTATGTGCTTGCCAGGATTCTGAAAAGTTAAATAAAACCCTGCTGTCAAAGTTTCTTGCTAAGGAATTGCTTCCTGCTGACCATAGTCCAATTTCGGTTATTTCATATCTATTTTCTTTTGGAAGCTCTGCTGTTAAGGATACCTTTGTTACTCCATTGTCGTCAACAAATCCTTTTGATGTTATTGGAACGCGAGCCATCTCAAAGTCCATCTTTGTTTTTGCCGCTAAAGTTTCTGTAGTTGGGGGAGTATCATTTGCATCTAGGGGAACAGCCCCACAACCAATAGATATGTGACTAGCATATGTTGGTACCTGACCCAAAAGATACTTTGAGATAATTTCTTTTCCTGCGTTTGTAATCATAGCTCAATCCTTGTCAGTGTTTCAGAAATAGAAACTTGCACTTCTATATTTTCTTCTGGTCTCATTATATCAATTTCCACAACAAGCCTACCTTGATCGTCAAAGACTGGCTCATACATTCCGCGTGATATTATGTCAATTGTAGCATTTCTTGTTTCATTTTGTGAAAGAAAGTCTGATTCAATTATGTTGTTTGGGTTAAATCTTTGCCTTAATCTAGAAAGATTTGCAATTGGATTATACACCACATTGATGCCATCAATCAAATCGTGTCTAGAAAGATTAATAAGTTCTTGTCCACCAAGCTCTTCAAAAAATCTTTCAACAATGTAATCTCCAGTTGTATCTATCTCTGGATCAAGAACAATATCTGGCTGAGCCTGCTTTATACCCCTTGGAGCTTGATAAGTTGATGTTGTTATCCATGGATTAGGTGGTGTCGGTGGTGGTGGTGGAGGGGGTGGTGGAGAAGTATCTTTAATAGGTGCAGGAGATGTTTCAACAGGGGGGACATAAGGCTTGTAAGACACATTACTACCAATAAAAGCGGCATTGGGATCAATGTTTTGCAAAAATCCACCATTAAAGTAAGCGTTCAACTGCTCTTGAGTTAGCTCAGCCATTTATATCACCTAACATAATTATACCTCTAGCAAGTATATCGTAGTTGATAGACCTGACGCATCCTTCTTGTATTCCATGTTATAGATAACAAATCTGCTTGTTTCTGGAGATATAATATCTATTCCTTGACCTTGAGCATCTTTATAATTAATATTAACAATGTCTCCTAATTGAAGATTAGTTGTGCCAAAAGTATTAACTCCAACTGCTTTTTTAGGAACGGATACCTTGTCGATTACCCATCCAAAAACATCTTCAGCAGCATCAGAAGTTTGAATGTATGGGCTGTCTATCGGTGTAAATTGATGAACACCATACTTTATTCTTGAGTTTTTAATCTTATTGTATTCCTCTAACACTCTAAATGGATTTGATATGGTTGAGGATTTTCCAAGATCTGAATTAGATAATATTGATTTACTCTTGTAGTAGTCATCAACATTAAGATTATAGGTTGTGTCTTGCGTAAATGCAATTCCTGAAATTCTTAAATAGTTTCCAGAAGTATCGTCAAGGTTTAGATTAAAGTCGGTACAGTTAAAGATTAAGAAGTCTGCCCCATACGATCCTGCATAGAATCCTGAAACAGAATATCCTTTGACCCTATTCATAGTATTCATTAATCTTGCGTAGAGTGCAGGATAGGCCCTATCGTACTTGACATTAAAGTATGCAACTTCTCTTAAAATTGTTCCAAACTCTTCAAAGTACATTCTATACTTTGGTGGTTCTGCACTACTTATTCCAGAAAGGTATGTCTTTTGGATTATCCCACTAATTGCATACTTTCTTAATGCCTCAGAAGCATCAACTAGGTCATCACCAAATACCTTTGAGATCCCAGAGTCTACGGTAAACGTTGTGCTTTCTGAATAATTATTGGCTAAAGCATAAACATTCTCGAACATACACCTGGAAGACCCTCTTGTAAATACCGCCATGTTATTGTACTCTGGCAATGGGTCTATGTCATCTACAGTAGATATTTGCTTTCCATTTAAATATAAAAAGAATCTTCTTGCAGATCCAATGTTAATGTACTCTGCAGACATGTCATATACAGTTGTTGAAGATTCTCCAGCCAATCTATTCTGTCCAACAAACTCTCCACTATCTACGTTTATTTGACCAAGACCAGACCAAAGTCTTACTGGTATAGCAGATCCACTCCCATCTGAAACAATTTTGTAAAAATATATGTTTGCAATGTTTGTAGCTTCTTGAATAGATTGCGAAGCAACTCCACCCGTGCTTGATGTTGTTGTTAGAGGTGTTGGCGATGTTATCACATATTTAAAAGATTTTTTATCTGGAAATATTGATGTAATAGCATATTCTCCATTTAGTGGAGTCCTAGTATTAGTTGGGTCATTTGCATCTACTAGACCAGAGATTAAAACACTTTCTCCAACCTGAAAATCAAACTGTCTTTCTGTGTAAACGGTTACTTCATTTGCTACACATGACGGGCTTGGAGATGAAAGAATGTTTGCAACTTTTACTCCAGCATTATTGTCAGAAACATAATCCCCAACATTATCAGCAGTTAAAGCTACAATTTCAAAAAAGTATCCATTATTAGTTTCTTTATTTACTCCTATCCCAATCCCTCCAGAGCCACCATAGATTCTTACCTGTTGGTCTGGTGCATTCTGAGATACGTTGCTAGAAGATGAATATAGCTCTAATCCAGAAGATCCCTCAAAAATTGGATAGCCGCCGATAGGAGTTTGAGACTTATCTGTTCCAGACTCCACCTTACCAACAATTCTCATCCTTGTTCCAAAATGCTTGTAGGGAATTGCCTCTCCGTTTTGATCAATAAAGTCTTTGTAGACGTAAGAGATAAAGGATGATGCAGGAAGAGCATCTGTAAACTTTGGACCATTTAGTATTAAGGCAGATGATTGAATAGTTCCTGGTCCAGTTGTTTTATAATAATTTACCTCTGATTCAGTTGCATAACTATCTGCCAGAAAGTTTTTAATAATTCCATTTCTTGTTGAAGATTCAGAAAAGGAATCCGCATCAATGTATGGAGACGTTTGAATTTTACCAGCAGTTCCCTGTTGAAGGGTGGTTGGATATTCAATATAAGACCCTGTAGTGAATAGGTATTTTGATGCATCCATTATGCAACCTCGAACATATAAGTTATCTGACCAATAGCTATCGCTACTAAGTCCTGCAGAGTGTGCTGTTATGGGGGTTCCAAACTGTCCTCTGCCATGTTCTATAATTTCTCCATTTTTAATATTTGTTATGCCATCAATAATTTCATACTCTGGCTTTGTGTATATTCTTACATTTCCCGTAGGAAACATTTTTCCATTAAAAGTAAGTCTAGAGAAATAATCTTGATACTCTTGATTGCTTGTAACCCACACTGGCTCAATCTCTCCAGAAACAGAGTACTCTACTGCATCAAACTTAATAACTTCTCCATTTGCATAAAAGTATCCAGAGTATGATGGAATCCAATACACATTCTCTCCAACATCAATCACGTTGTTGTAAACTGTATTATTTAATGAGTATGGAACCTCTTCTGTTAAGTTTGTGTTTAGTGGTACTGCTCCAAGCGTATATCCTGAGTTCTGTGCCCCTAGCTGGTTTATTGTTTTTGTTGCTTCTCTTCCTTGAACTTCCCACAAAAGAACGGGCTTGTAGATATACTCTTTGTATTGATCTAGTTTTTGCGCTGTTGCCGTTGATCCAATAGATCTTTGAATATATCTGGTTGTGTAATTTATTTCACCATCATTGTAGACAAGTTTATCTTGTGAAGAAAGATTGATGATGTTTGGAAGATTGTCCCCCTCCACCTGTCCATACATAGTTGTATCGGTTACTCTTTCATCCTCACTGTTTGGAAGCAGGTATTCCTTAGACATTATAACAAGGTTGTTATATTCATCAAAGAACATTGTTGACTGACTGGCTACCGCTAATTTTTGTAGCATTTCTGCAACATTTTGATCAGGTTCGACAAAGAAATATGGGATCGTTGTTTCTGGGTATCCAGCAACTCTTTTAAATGTGTAGTTTGAAAATCCTATGTAGTCAAGCAATACCGTTATCGCCCAGCTTAAAGATACATCTGTCAGCAGGAGCTCTGGGGCTGGTCTTGACTCAAGAAGAAAAAACAAGTCTCTTATGGTTACGCTTATTGTTGCTGCTTCTCCAGTAACCTGTGGAAATGACTCGCTATACATTGTCTTTACTGGAATGAAGTAGTCTATTCCATCTACCTCTTTTGTGATGTCGTAGAATAAAAACTTTATTGGCATGTCTAAATAGTTTGCTAGGATGCTTCCTCTGTAGTCCTCAAAGTTAAAGACATTGTTTTGATTAAAAGAAAAGTCTGTATCAAAAACTTCAATCTGTCCTGTTGATGCAGAAAGTCCACCTACAGGTATAGATCCATTTCCAAGGTCTGACATTGTTTTTGTTATTGAGAATGACAAAACGCTTTCACTCATTTCAACCAAAAGTCTTGGAGAAAGTTCTATTAGGTCAAATGTACAACCACTTTTATTCATTGTTTCAATAACTAACCTCATACCACCTAACCATTCGAACTCTCTAAACACTGGGTTGTTATTTGCATCATAAAAGTAATCTGGATTTGCTGGCTGTGTCACAAAGTTACTATTATAGTTAATCAATTCATCTGACACTGCCCAGGAGTAGTCTGGAGTAAAAGACACCCATTCTTCATTTATAAAAATCCACATCGTACCTAAATCATGGTCTGACTCTTTAACTAGGTAGGTATATCCTTCTGGAGCAGTATCTGGAAGTAGGGTTGAGTTTGGGATGGTGTCAGCAAATATAAAAATATCTCTATACTCTAATGGAATCTGTAATCCATAAGATATTTCAACGTGACCGTCAAAACCAATTATAGGAGTTCCGTCAGACCTTAAAGATACGTCATCAAAAGATATCATAGTTACCCAACTATCATCTTCATCTAGCTTTTCAATTCTCCATCGAACTGGTGTAGTCTTATTATTGTCACCAAATAGCGGATCTTGTATTGATGTGTTTCCATATCTTAAGGTTCCTAAATCGACACCTCCTACGTTTGTCTGCATCTTAACAACAATCTTGTTTGCTGGAACCTGGTTTTCATAGACAACAAAAGGAACAGAGTCTTCGATAGAGTGATTGCCATTTACCAAAAACGAAATCCCTCTTTCAACTTGACGCAATTCTGATGTAGCACTTTCCCCAGGTCTTGGACTTGGAACCCCATATTCTGTTCTATAAGAAGTCCAGTATTTAAATAAATCATCTTTGTGAGACATATAGTATCTTGGCCTGTTAACAATGTATCCTTGATTTACTTCTTGTAAATCTGTTACCTTGTTGATTGGAGATGGATTGGTTATGTACTGCGCTGTTTCGTATGTTGAACCAATGTTTCCAAGGTACAGTGGTTTGTTTATTCCTGACCTTGGTCTATGAGGACTTATACAATCATTTAAAGAATAAAGAAGCTTCATCTTTTCTTTAGGAGAGATAAACAGTGTTGGTTGATCTTGATCATCAAAGCCACTTTGGATAGCAACGTCAGAATCTGTTGCTCCTGTATACCAGTTTCCAATGTCTAATTCATCATAGTTTACGGGAAGAAGGTAGTATTCAGATCCAGAATACGTTGGTCTATAACGATAGTTTCCAAGGTTTTTAATGTTTCCTGGCTGATTCATATTCCATTCAGCATATACCGCTGACTCAACTTTAACTGTATCTGAAGTTTTCAGATGATTTTCAAGTTCTTCTGATTGAAACATTTATACTTCTTCCAGGGATATGTTAATATTCCAAAAGTCATGTCCAGAAGTTGTTTGGTTTGACCAGATTCCGCCTCTTTTTTCAATTGAATAATCAAAAGAAGATATGTACATTTTTAGAACCTGATTATACACTCTAAGTTTTTCAAAGTTTTTTGTGCCATTTATATTAAATTTGTCATAGCCAAGGAATACATAGAATGGTCCAGAGTGGTTTTCATACCAGTTTAACAAGTCAACTCCCCCTGCACCGCCGTCAACTGTGTACATTGTGTATGTGGATGGATTGTCTGTTATTTCTCCATTAGCTGGATTGAAGTCAACGTCTGCAGAAAATGCTCTAGAAGGAATCCTATTCCAAGATGTGGAAAGGTTTAGCTTGTCTGCAGTCCAGTACGAGCGCATGTTTCCGTTTACCATCCTTTGTCTTGATTCAATTCTTTGCTGAGACATGGAAATCTCTCCCCTATTTCCATCTGTTAAGATAATGAAGTCTGTTCCCTCTGTTCCTGTAGGGACATATGAGCCACTATCAAGTGTTCCTGAGTTATCTGAAAATAACAAAGCTTGGGGTCTTGTAGCACCCCTTAGATAGGACCTGCGACCTTCCATATACGAACTAGTAGCCACGACCACTCCTTATCTGTGTGCCCTGCATTTGCTTAATTTTTGCAATTGTTATATTTGCAATTTCATCTGCAGAAGCTCCAGCGTTACTAACATTAACTCCAACGCTATAACTATTATACATGGGAGCAGAGATGTTTGTCGAATTGTTGGACTCCATCTTTGTCATACCTTCAGACTTAGGCATACTATATTTTGGCATTGAAAATGATCCCTGGTTTATTGATGAAAGCATAGGCATTCCATACTTATCTACCATTGATTTACGAATAACGAACTCTCCTGGAGTAAGTCTTGCAGAAACAGAGTCTCTAGATCCATTGCCAGCAACTCCGCCTGCCATCATTCCAGGAGGTGGTTCGTTAGAGGTGTACTTGAGTAAACCTCCTGCTGCATACCCCTTAATCATTCCTCCAGCGTAGTGAACTTGACCAGTACCATACCTGATGTTTCCTAGGGCTGGATTTCCTCCTGCATCTGTTGGCCCTACTGATGCTTTGGCAAGTGCTTCTCTTGCAGCATTACCTGCGGCAATCCAGGCATCCCTGTACTCGTTAACCTTTGTAACGTTGCCAGCAATTGATGCAACTAGCGCGGCATTCTCATCTTTTTGTCTTTGAAATTCATCTGCCGTGAGTCCTGCAGCGGTAAGATTACTAAGCGCAATGTCAAGAGCCTTTTGATGATTTTCTAGTATTCTAGAGTGTTGATTGTTTTGATTTGTTAGTGGCTCAATCATATCTTCATTGATATTGTAAATTTCATTAGTAAGTCTACGAACCTCAAGACTGTTTGCATAAATCTTATCTTCTTCCATTCTAATCATTAAGCTTGCTTGATAAGACTGTTCTTTTATATCTGCAATTTGTCTTTCAGCTTCTTCTCTTGTTAAGCCCTCGCTTGTTCTGAGAGAATCAATAGCATTCTGCTTCCCCTGTTCAAGACCTGCTCTTGCTTGATCCTGTGCATCCTTTGCTTGATTCTGACGCATTGCTTGTGCAGCTGCTGTTGCAGCATAGATATCTCCTTCTGACAAAGCTTGAGAAATTCCCAATTGATCTTTTTGTTGTTGCAGTATTCTGTTGTTTAGTTCTTGAACTTTGTTAAGGGCACTAATTCTTTTATCGTATGCCTCAGAAATCTTGGTCTCTTGTTGACCCATAAGATCAAGTTCATGAGAAAGAGCATCTGAAACCCTGTTTCTTAATTCATCTTGTCTTTGAAGATCATCAATATTTTGACTGGTTAAGTCATTGATGCGCTCGTAATCATCAATTTCTTCTTGTTTTCCGTCAATAAGGTCTTGCTGTATTTGAATTAACTCTTCATTTGCATCAATTTGTTTTTGAATTTCTTTTGTTGTTTTTTGTTCTGCCCCGTAACGCTTTTCTGCAAACTCATTTTCTACCCTTGTTTTCTCAACATCAAAGGCCATGCCTACTGTATTTGAGTATTCTGACCATGCCTTATTAAGTTCATCTACTGGATCTTTTGCTTCTTTTGTTACTGCAATAAATTCCTCAAATGCCGCAACAACTTCTTTGACAGACTTTCCACCCCTGCCTGCTTTTGCCTCCAAAAGAGTAAAGACATAATCTGTGTTTGAGGCAAGACTCTTTGCATCTTCTTCGCTAAACCCTTGATCTATTAACATTGATTCAGCTCTACCCGATCTCTTTTTTGTTTTTATCTCATCTTGCATTCCTCTAAGAGTTTCGGCAATAGTAGCCTTTCTGTATTTCGCAAGCAACTCTTTAACTTTTTTCTTATTTGCATTAAGGAGTTCTTGTGCTCTTTTTATTCCTTCTTCTCCACCACCAATTGCTTCAATTATTTGTTGCGGAATTGCTGGGAATTTTTTCTTTATTTTATCTAACATTCTAGGGAACATTTGTAGATTTGCTTCAGTCTCAGCAATTAAATCTTCTAGCCATGATCTTGTTTCTGAACCTCCACCAGTATCTTCGGTATCGTCCGTTGTATCACCTTCTGTTTCTGTCGTTACACTATCTGTTCCTGGAGCAAGGGCCCCCATAGCAGCACTCAAAAGTCTGAGCCTTTCTGCTTTTATCCATCTTTCAGCAGCATCTGGCGACATACCTTTTGGAACATCTAACTCTAAAGACATAAGAGCGGCAACAGCAATTTTTACAGAAGATGGTGCCTTAGCAAAATCTTCAAGACCCATGCTCATAGCCTTTAATCCAGCAGCAACGTTTCCTGGCGCTTCTCCAAAAACTACTTCAGCTTGCTTTTTAGCGTTTTTCTTACTTTGGAATAGTTCATAGTTTTTAGAAATTTTTTGTAAAGCAGTAGCACCAATTGCTTCTACGGTAAGGTTTTTTCTTACTGAAGGAGGAAGTGTTTCTAAGTCTTTCAAAACGCTTGTCATGTTTTCTAACTCTTCAACACTCATACCCTCTGCAGCCAGAACCAAGGTAGCTCTAACTTTTTCTGGTAAATCTTCTGGAAGCTTAAGCAAGAAATTTCCAAAAGCAAGAATTTCTTCTGGACTCTTACCTTCTGTTTCTAATGAAATAAGAAATTCAGATCTTGCAGTCTCCCCCAGGCTTGCATAAATTCTTTCTACTTCGTTTGCCTGATCAAAATCTCCTTCTACCCTTAAGCCCATGGTTACCCCAAGAACCTTTGAGGCTTCTCCCCTACCACCTTGCTCACGATAAAGATCGTCTAGAATTTTAGAAGCTTCTGGATCTGACTCTCCAATTGATAAATCAAATATCATTTGATATCTAATTTCTCTTTGCTTTTGCTCATCTAGGGCTGGCAACCCAGCCTGCCTTCTTTGAATCTCCATTGCAATTCGAGCAGATGCTAGCATTTTGTCAGTATCTAGCCCTTCTGTGCTAGCCTCAACAGATCTTTGCATCCCAGTAAGAGTTTCTCTTCCAATATCTGACAGTTTTCCGTCTTCTTCGGTTAAAGAGTTCATGTATTCAAGAAGTTCTGCTCTTCTTTGAGCTATTACTTCAGATTGTTCTTCTCTCAACTTCTTTCTTTGTGCAACTGCCTCTTCAAGTTGTCCTTGTTTAAGAATTCTTGCTTCTGAAGCTTTTTTCCTTTTGTCTTCCGTTTTGGCATTTTTTTCTTTTTCTTTTTCTAGACGGATTTCTTCTTTAAGTTTATTTATTTTATCTTGCTGTGCAACAATTTGATACTCAACATTGTCTGAAAGGCTTTTTGCATTAGAAACCAAAGACTGTGTATATGCCACGCTAGCCCTTACTGCTTCATCAAATTCTCCAAAAACTAATTCTGCTCCAGGAAGGTTTTCATAAAAATCATCTCCCCATTTTTTTGCACTTTCTTCGGCCTGCCTTTTTAAAGTTTTTTCATCAAGCTCAATGCTAGCAACAATATTTGCCAGTATCGTCATTGGTCTTTCTGTTATATCCTCTCCGCTGGCACTTAAAATTTGAGTAATTTGTGCTATTACCTGTGCAGACAATTCTTCTTTTCCAAGAGCTTCTGCAATTCCCGAAGCAACAGCTTTTGCTTGATCTGGTGTAATCGCACCACTCACAATTGCCATTGAAAGTTGATTAGCAAAGTTTGTTGCAAAACCAGATGCATTTGCTTTAAAGGAAAGCTTTGCCTCTTCTACCATAGTTTTTCCAAATTCTGTTTCTACAAATTTTCTTCCTTCTTCTACTACTTCTGGAGTAAGTCCAGCAATCTTATCTTCATTTCTTGATTTAGAAATATCTCTCACAGTTCCATTAAAAAATTCACCAAGACTTTTAATTTCTGAGGATGCTAAATTCATAGAATCAGACATTTTTTTGCCAGCATCAATATTATTATCAAGACCTTTTTTCAAAGCAAATCCTGCAACAGCTACGGATGCAAGAGCTGTTCCCATAATGCCTATTGGGGTTAATAGCAACGGTAAAGCTTTAAGCAACGCTGGCATCACCATTGCAAGTCCTTGAAAAGCAAACATTGCTGGCATAATCTTTTGAGCGAATTCTCCAATAGGTCCACTTAGCATAGATGCTCCGAAAGCTAATCCGCTCATGGCTCCCATGGCTCCATTTACTTTTAGTCCCCCAGAAACCATAGTTTTTCCAAATTTTGATGCAGACCCCTTAAGTTTAGACATAGAAGATGAAACTTGTTCTGTTTCTTTAGTTAATTTTGTCTGAGATAGTATTTGATTTTGAATAGAGTTTGGTGCTATCTGAAGACCCATATTTCTTGGTGGCAGAGGAGAGGATGGCCCTCCCAGTGGATTCATGGGCCCCATCCTTCCAGCAAATCTTGCATCAAAAGGTGTTGTCATTCCTGGAGCTATCGGAGGCATATTTAGGCTTAATGCTCTGCCTTTTTCCATAGCAGCTTTTATCTTTAAGTGAGCATCTTGAAGTTCTGCAGACATACCCTGCTCTATTCCCTGCCCAATCCATCCTCCAAGCTGAAGTGACCATGGTGGTGGGGAAGCAGCATTGGCACCTTCAGTAACTGCTGGCCTTAGTTCTCTTCCTCCAGAAAGACCAAACTCCCTAAACACTCTTTGTGCTGTTGATGTGCTAAACCCAGAGTCTGTAAGCATTTTCCTGCCTAGATCTGGGTCCATTCCTTGTGCTATCGCTGATGCAAAGATTGCCTTAGATGCTACGCCTCCAGCCCTCATCTGAGTGGCAAATGTAGCCCAGTATGCTCTAGATCCCTGTATTGCTGCTTGCTCTGCTGACTGTACAGATGAACGAATTAGTTCTGGGGAAACCTGATCAGAAGAAAATAACAGAGGTGCTTTTCTATAAGTTCTTCCAGAAGAAAGACTTTCTTGTCTTGTTCTTACTGAAGCGTCTCCCAGAGGGGAGGATATTCTAATCCTATCGTTTTCTTGATCCATAACGATATTTCTTTCTGCAAGGAGTCTTCTTTGTTCATCTGTAAGATCTGATAGCCCACCAACGCTTACTCTTAAGTTGTTGTATTCATTTGAAAGATTTTCTATTTCAGAAAGCATCTGCCTTGTTTCATCGTCAAGACTAGAAAATGCTGTTCTAAAAATTTCATCAATGTTAGAGTCGCCAACTATTGCAAAATCTTCAGCAGCAGAGACTATCGCATTGTCAAGAAGCTGTAGCTTTGGCCTTAATTCTTCAAAATCTTGTCCAGTTACTGCTACTGTGCTTTGCCATTTTTCTACTCCTGCTCCACCAAATTCCTGCCCAAATGATCCTCCAGTTAAAGAATCTCTTCTCATTGCTTCATTGAAATTTGTTGGCATTTCAACAATAAGATTGCTTACAGCGCCAATACTAGAAATTGTTCTTCCAAGAACTCTTTCAATTTCTTGCAAAACTGTAAGATTTCTTCTTGCACCTGCGGTTAAATTTTCCATAGCAAGGGCTTCTGAAGTGCCCAAACTTACTCTTCCAGTTAAATGAGTTCTAGCAGTTGAACCAACATAATCTGAAAGCTTTGACCCATCATTCAAACCTTTGACTGTTCCACGATTCATGGCATCAAGTACGGGAGCAAATCTTCTGGTTGCTTCTTTATTCATTACAAATTCACCAGGGGTTAGTAGTGCTGGCTCAGTATCTTTATTTCCAACGCCACTGATCATTCCACCAGTAGCCATTTTTTTAACAGGACGACCTCCAAATCCCTGAGGAAGTCCTGAAGCAGCAGAACCCGCTGCAGCAACATATGTTCCATAAGCTCTTGAAAGCTGTCCTACCGCACTTCTTTGAACGTTTAATGCAGCAGTTAATCTGGTGGTCTTTCCCTCTAAGCTTGCTGCTGCTGCTGCTGCATCTAACTGTTCTCCTGCCAAATATGAAAGATCCTGACCCCCACCCCTTAATCTGTTAAACAAATTGTTAAACATTGCAAAACCTTTTACAGCTTGACCAATAAAGTTACCAAACAAACCAATAAGCATAATTACTGTTGGAGCCACAACCCCAACTCCAGCAACAAGAATGGTTATAAATTGCTTGATTCCTGGACTAAGATCATTAAACTTGTCAAGAATCTTTGAAACTACCTCAAGTATTGGAGTTGCAATCTTTAGAAATATTTCTCCAATTGGTGCTATTGCAAGTTTTAATCTTTCAAGTGCCCCAGTAAATTTCATACCAATTGATTCTTCAATTGCCCCAAGTTCCTTGTCAGCAAGTCCAGCAAGATCTTCTATGCTTTCTCCAGCAAGATCTATAACCCTACTTGCCTGAGAACCTTCTGTAGAAATGTTTTCAAATAATGAACCCAATCTTGCAAATTGATACTTACCAAAAACTTTAGCAAGCGTTTGCTGCCTTCCAAATTTATCAAGTGTCATCAAGGCGCTACCAAATTCTTGAACGGTTGCTCTGATATCCCCTTTGTTAGTAGATATGATTGAGTCAATGTCTATGCCAACTTTTTGAAGCTGTTCTCTAGCACCTTTTGTTGGGTTAATCAGAGATGCAAGACCAGATTTTAGTGCGTTTGCCCCCTCTGCTGCATTCACCCCACCTTCTCTCATGGCAGTCAGGAAGTAAGCTAGGTCTTCAACGTTTCCTCCAAGACCCATAATTACTGGAGCAACCTTGGGAATTGCTTCAGTAACGTCACCCAGAGATAGAATTGTTTGGTTTTCTACTGCGTTCAAAAAGTTTACAGATTGTGCAAGTTCTTCGTTGCTTAGCTTAAATGCAGTCTGCAAGGATATGGTGGCAGTCATAGCCTGATCCATCTCTATCATACCTAGAGTTGCCAACCTTGTTGACTGTGCCGTTGCTGCAATGAGATCTGCTCCCTGTGCGCCAGTCGCAGCAATGTCTCCTGCAAGGCCAACAGTGTCTTTCACTGTAATTCCATACTTAGTAAACTCTTTACCAAGATCTTGAATTTCTTTGACCATTTGGTCTGTCTCGCCTGCTGGAGTCATTGCATCACCATAGACACGACGGAAGTTTACAACCTGCCTTTCAAGATCCATGAAGATTTTTCCAGCCATGCCACCAAAAATTGTAAGGGGTACGGTAAATCCAACCATTAGCTGGCGACCAGCCCATTGAGTGTTCTTACCAAAATTAATTAATGATGTAGACCCATCATTTAAAAGTTTGCTAAATAACTGCTGTCTTTGTGCTGCTATTGCTGTATCTGCATTAAACAGTGCAAGAGGTCTTACAGCCATTGCCCGTGTTACGCCATTTTGTGCAGCACCTAAGGCAATATACTGGGTTTGAAGTCTTTTTACTCTCTCTGTTGCAAGAGCAGTCATCTGAGTATGTTCTTTAGCAAAAACCTTTCCGAAGTTTTTACTAGATGCCACACCGTATCTAAAGTATTCCCCAAGACCAAGCTTGTTTTTATCAATTGCATTGCCAAGTCTAGATACACTTGATTCAACATTTACAATTGATGTAGAGAACGCTTTAGTAGCTCCAATTTGAGCAGTAAGTCCTGCTAGTGCCGACTTTTGCGCTGCTGTTGCCTGAGCATTGCTAGCAATAATGCTTTTATTAAAGGAAGATATTTGATTTTGAAGGGTACGCAAAGAAGCAAGAGCTTGACTTGAATCAATCCCTATATTTATATTAGCATTTACTTCTGACACAGATTAGCACCTCTTGTAAATTATACCATCTACCCCATTGGGTTTTTAGCATTTTTCCCAGAGTATTCAAGACCATTTCCTATTCCAAAACCTGCGCTCCTTGCAGTTGCTCCCTGCAAAGAAACTATGTCGCTTGAATCTTTTACTGATCCTCCAGAAAACACTCTGGCTTTCATGTCTTCCCATTCTTTTTGACCACGACCTGAAGACTTTCCTTCTAGGTCTATGCCTTGAATAGAAGCAAGAAACTTTTTATCTTCATAGTCTTTATCTCTTTTAGCGATGAGAATTGATGTTAGCTCTGGCATAGACAGGCTATCTTCTAGATCTTCATAATCTTTCCAAATTCCAAGAATGAATATTTCTGATTCTATTTTTACAAGGTCTAGGTCAGACCAGGAATCCCCATCGCTGGTGCGTTTCCCTCATCGTCAAACTTAATACCTGAGGCAGCCTCAATAACTTTATATACGCTAGGAAGATCAATTGTGTCCTCTAGCTTCTCTCTGTCTGTTGAGAGTTCTGGAGAGTATTGTTGCATAGCAATTTGAACACAATCCATCAGGATGTCCATGGACTTATCATTGCTATCTGCTACCTTTGCAATGCCCTCAAACTTTTTCATAAACTGCCTAAGTAGAGAAATCTTCAATGGACGCATTGTAATCTTTGTTCCATCAAGTAGTTCTATTTCAGTTTTTTCATAAACGCTAGTTGCCATTATAGTCCTTTCGTTAACTATTATCTGCACAAATTATAGCATGACAAAGACCCCCGCGCAATGCGCTAGGGGCCTCTGACTATTAAATTGTGTTTTGTTTTTTATCAGCTTGTGCTGTTAACTGTTCGGTCAACAATCTTTCCATATGAACCATTGTTTGCAGGAAGCAAACGGAATGAAACTTCGAACATTGAAGCCTCATCACGCTTTGCTGATACTGTAACGTTATCAATTGAAAGCGCACGGTAAGCAACATAGATACGTTCAATGTACTGTGTTGGATCGCATTCACCTGTACCTGGACCAACTGCAACCAGACCTCGTTCTACTGGACATTCGCCAATAGCGCCTGAAGTAAGATCAAGTGTTGAAGCTGTTGAAACTGTACCAGCATCCATTGGATTGTCTAGTGTTGTGCTTGCACTGTAGGCTGTTGTTGGTGCTGCAATTGCAACAAGAAGGTTTTCAAGTGTAGCTTCAGCAAATGCTGTTGCTAGATTAACCTGCATTCCTTGCTTGTAGAGCTTTGCAACGTCAAGAAGCTGATCTACCTGTACCTCACCAAAATCTGGCTGAAACTGTAGTTCAAGACCGTTAGTTGTGTAACCAATGTTACGAACTAGGGCTTGACCTTCTGTTGAATCAGTAAGTGTTTCGATGTATTGAGTATCCTCAACAAAGTCTGGGAAGACTACTGTCTCTGGATTAAAATCTGCTCCTGTTGAAACGAACATAGCGGCTGCACCAACAATGATGTTTTTTGAATCTCCGCGTGTATATGCCATATTTTTTCACCTCTTTTTCCATAGTATTTTTTTGTTCCTATGGGGGCGTTTCCTCAATACCTATTATACCGTGTTTTTATAGGTAATCTTCAAGCGAAGTTGTGTAATGATACTCCATATCAATAATAAATTCTGAAATATAGTATGGCCTTATGCTGAAGTCTCTTCTATTTTCTCCCTCTGTTGCTAAAGACGTTGAGGTTTGATACACCCTGAGTTTGTGAAAGAATATAGGATAAACATCATTTCCACCATTATTTCTAATCCATTTATTTATATCTTTTGCAGCATCGTCTGATCTATCAAGAATAATTTGTATTGCTGATCCCCAGACTAGAGTGTCTCTTTCTTTAGCCTTTAGGTTATACCTGATCTCCTCGCACTTTATTGGATAAAATGGATCTTTCATTTTTGTAAACATTCTGTCATAAATAATATAAGTCTTGTTGTCCCAAGTCTTTTTTCCAGAGGCACTATCGCTTAATGGGAAAATTGGGACTGTCTGACCATAGTTCTTTGATTGGGATAAAGATGGTTCAATTGCTTTCATTGTGTCCCAGAAGTACTTGTTTACTGCAATAGGGGCTACCCCTAACATGTCTAAGCTCATACTAATCTATCCCCAGACATTGAAAAGTATTTTCTTCCTGCTATAACTCCTATAGACTTTCCAGCTTTAGTTCCTTGTGAATATAGTGCAGAGAACTCTTTTGGATTTTTTAGCTTTGTTATTAGTGGCCTAAGTATTGATTGAACAAGGTATGAGTCAAAAAATTCTTCAATTACATTGCCAAAACTTCCAGCAACTTGGTCCCCTCCTGGATGAGCTATATAGACTGAGTTAGCTGTAAACACAGTTTCACCATCATCTTCAAAAGCAAGAACAGAAGAATTTTTAGGTGTAACTGTTACAGATATTCCATTTTCCATAATATTTGCTTTATCTACAAATACTTGACCAGATTCAGATGCAGGCTTCTTTGATGATAAAAACTTTCCGTTAAATGTAATAGAGTATTTTGTTGCGTCAACATTGATAGTAAATAGTCTTGATCCTTTATTCCCTACTTCATTCCATTCATATATGTGATGAAGCATTGATGGATTCATCCTTGCTTTTGAATCAATGTATCCACCTAGAGCCTCTGCTGTATATCCCCCCAGAACTTTATTAAATTCTGTTCTGTTTAAATCTATACCTTGTAAGAATCCATTAGAGTAGGAAACTGTATTTTTTAAAATCTTTGACAATTCATCATTTTTGATCTTTGTTGTAATCACGTTAAATCTCCTGCCTATCAGATCTATTAAATAGTATCTTGTAGTATTCTATTTCGTTCCAAGGATTGACATATGGCTCTACCGCCGTAACTTCGTATACTGTTGGCTCTCCATCGCTTTCAACATAAAAGATAGTTTTATTATTTACATCCTGGATATTTGTAATAAGTATGCTTGTTATTGGGTAATAAATTCCTTCTAAAGATACTCTGGGATCTTTTATAGTTCTTCCAATTAGTTTATTTTCGTACTCAAAAAACATATTATTCTTCAAGCTATCTTTTTCTACTGCACCCAGATTTTCAGCGTAACCCAATAGTGTCTGATCAAGTCTCCAAGTTTTGTTCTCCATTCCAAAGTCATCTTGACTTTCTGTAGAATAGTAAATGTCTAGATTCATTGAAAACAGCATACTTGGACCACAGATCAATTAAATCACTCCAAGTCTATATATTGGTGTTATATATCTTTCTAATATCCTGTCTACCGTTAGGTTCCCTGAACCCCTTAAAGATATATCAGAGTACTTTACTCTAAACTGATCTGTTTGATATTCTGTAATATATTTATCTATATAGGAAAGCCTTCCACACTTAATATCATCAATCAGTAATGTTGTTGCATCTTTTATGTCTTGAGGAACAACAGGCCATCCCCATTCCCCAGAAACAATGTAGTCCCATCCCTTTGGGAAAAGTGGGGCTCCATTAATTTCTGTTAAAGATAAAACTTGGTCATAATTATCTCCATAAAGCATGAATGAGTCGGATGCCCCTACTGGAAGTCTTACCACCTTTGACTGTGCTCTATTGTATTCTCCAATTACTTGTATTGTCATTGCGGTATTGTCTGGTGTGGTTACATATACATATTGACCATCAAGTGGCTTTATACGATCATAAACCTTTACGTTATTTTCATAGACAGCGTTTATCTTGTTAGCCCTTTTTCTTAAAGGTAGCACATCTGCTCCAAGACCAGACGCCTCTTCTGATTTTGACTCGTAATAAAAGCCTCCAACAATCGTATCAATTATGTGACGAGCAGTTCTTTCTAGTAATGCATACTCTTCAAAATCACAATCGTCATCGGAGAGGGTTCTTGGATCTACATATGGTCTGTAAATATATAGGTTGTCTATTACAACTGTCTCATCTGCAATTGAGTCAACTATTGTATAAATATACAGAGAATAAGTTCCATCATATTTTTCAAAATAGTTTGGGATTGTGTAATTAATTGCGCCAGAGGGTGATGATGTAACTTTTTCAGAAACTATAAGCTCTGTATGATCGTTATATATCTCAAGAATATATTCTGTATCTGCTGTAAGACCAGTATAAGATGCAGTTAGCGGAAATGGGGTTTGACGCAATATGTCCATGCTATAAGCCGTAGTGGTCTGCTACTTCTTCTGGAGTTGCTTCACGAACAGAAGATAGTGTTAACCACTTTTCAGCCGCCTCCTTGGTAACAATATTATATCCTGGAACCAATGACCCAACCAGATTCCATCTTAAATTCTTTTGTGAATAAACAGCAACCTTTGATGGTGATGGTTTTTCTGGTGTTCCCTTGGTAGCATTTTTATTTGACATGACTGGTGACACAATCACATTCTCTGGCTTGTCTAGGTTAGTATCTTCACCGATATTTGATTCAATATTTAAAATTTTTGAAAGAATTTTTGTCTTTGTTTTAGCATCGCCCAAGCTAATATTGTTTTCTTCTGCATAGTCT